TATGTTTTTTGGATTTGCTTACTTTTTATTGATGTTATTTTAGGAGAATAAAATGAAAATTAAAAAATTATTTACAAAATCAGACCTTATTTTTATCAAAACTATATTTGATTTTTACATAACAAATTTGGCAGAAGAATACAAAAAAGGAGATAATTTAGAAACTTTTAATCAAATATTGTCTATAAGAAATAAATGTGTAAGTAGAATTAGTAATGAGCATGAAAGAGAAAAACATGACCAATAAATATGTGCTTACTTTTTATTACTAGCATTTACATAAAATATCTTTATAATTTAAATTGAATTGGAGTTCAAAAATGAAGAATACAAAACTAATTTTCACTTTGCTTACTGTTGCATTTGTTGGGGGGTGTTCAACAATGCCAATAGTAGATAGTAGAGGAAAATCATCTGCAAATATCAAAGGCGATATGAACAGATTTCATGATGATTATTATACCTGCAAAAGCCTAGTAAAAGACCAGACTAATGGTGGTTGGGATATTGGGAAAAACATTTATAATAGTCTAAGATTTAAAGTGTTATGGCTATCACCAAGACTAGACACCAGAAAAGATTACATCAATAGGTGTCTTGAAGGTCGTGGCTATAATGTAATTAACAAATAATAATAGAGGATAATATGAATATAATAGATAAAATTTATGATAATACTAAAGATGGAGTTCCTAACTATTCCTTTACTTTAGATGATGGAAGAAGATTATATTGTAGTGGGGTTCAAATGAATCCAATGCCAGTTAGTGGTGATGCAATAAACTTTACAATAATTGCAACAAAAACATCAGCTAATGGAAATCAATATTCAACTATCAAAGATGTTGAGGTAGTGAAAAATCCAGATGGTTATAATGATGCACCACAACCAATAGGAAATGTAATTGAAAATGTTGCACCAACTGCACCACAGCCAACAAGTAATGGTATAAGCAAAACCGATACTCAAAGAATGGATATATTTGTAACTGGTATTGTTGGCAGGTCGCTTGGTTCTGGTACATTTACAGCAGAAGATATACCAAAGTTGACTGCTATAGCTGTAAGAGCATTTAATGAAAACCTTAAAAAATTATAAGAAACTATTTGCTGACTTCTGGGGGTATCATGTAAATGATATTCCCATTTGTTGGGGTTGTTTTAAGGCTCAAGCAGTTGATATACACCATTTGATACCTAAAGGTATGGGTGGTGTTAAAGACAATAGATTGAATAGAATTGATAATTTGTTTCCATTATGCAGGGAGTGCCACAATAAAGTTCATGCAGATAAATCACTGAATGAAAGATATAAAAAAATATTGATGGCAAGATTTAAAAGCAATAGGCAGGAAAAAATAGATTTTTGGATTAAATGTAAAACACCAGTGAATTTAGTTAGAAAACAAATTGATAGATTAGATAAAAAATACAAGGAATATGGAATAGATGTCTGACATTTACACAATAGATTTTGAACCAAGCAAACTATCACATAGGCTAGAAGAATTAGGTTTAGAGTTTGCTGATTTAGATACAGCAGTAGAATTAATGAAAAAAGAAGAAAAAATGATAATTGCAGAATTAACATTGTATTTTTCTAAAAATGGTGGTTATAAGAATATTACTGAATTAAATGGACATATTTATTCAGATAAAAAGTTTAAGGACTATTTCGATAGATACGAAAGAACCCTTAAAGAAAGGAATCGTGCCAAGATTAGGTATGATTCTTATAAAATCTTTGTTGACAATCTTAGGACTAAAATTGTGAACGAAAGAACTTTAACCAAAAACTTATAGAAAGGAGTTTATAATGGTTATATCACAAAGAGAACAAGTTTTAACCCACTTGAAAAAGGGTTTACCAATAACCTCATGGGAAGCTATCCAACAATTCAGAATAACAAGATTGAGTGCTGTTATTTATGATTTAAGGCAAGAAGGTTATACAATTTTATCTCAAAATCATACTAGTAAGAATGGCAAAAAGTTTGCTTCTTATACACTTATTAAGGAGAACAACTAATGTCGGATAAATTAGTAGAAGATAATGATGTTTCAGTTGATGAGGTAAAACAACAAGCCATTGCAAAGCACAAAAAAGATTTGCTTATAATGTCTAAATTAATTTTTGCTATCAACGAATATATTATACATTTTGGCAGGACAAGTAATGTTCATGATGAATGTATGATTTTGAAAACCCAAGTAACTTCAAATAAAGAACATTTAGAAAATTGGGTTAAAAACATATGATTGAGCATTTTCAAAAGTTTGATGGTGAGGGTAAGAGTTTACTGCCCTTATCATTTAGTCATCTTAATGAGTTTGCTTTTTATCGTGAAAGATGGGCATTAAGGAGAATATTTGGCTATGAGTTCCCAACATCTGCATCAGCTATTAGAGGGCAAGTTGTTGAGTCTGGCATAAATATGTTTCTCAATGGTTTATCTTTAGAAGAAGCTAGGGAAAAAATGTTATCTGAATATGATGAAAATTGTTCTAGGATAAATGACCCAAAGATAGAAGATGAAAGAAACAATTTAGTGCCATTATTTGATTTAGGAACTAAAAAGTTTCAAGATTATGCTTATCGGTGGAGATTAATTGATTATCAAAGAAAAGTAGAAGTTCAAATAGATGATATACCTTTTATCGGATATACAGACTTTTATTTTGAGGATAATCATACAAGGGAAGATTTTTTTATTGATTTAAAAACATCTAAAAACTTGCCACAAAAGATAAGTATATCTCATGCTATGCAACAAGCTATCTATCAAAAAGCAACTAATGCCAAGCAGATATTATGGTATCTTAAAACACCAACCAAAACTAAAGATGCCGAATATATTGCTATGTCATTAGATGATTATTTAGAGCCTTATAACATATGCAAACATATCATTAAGGTTATGGGTAATTACCTTAAAACAGTAGATAGCCCAGAAGATGTTAAAAATTCTTTAGTGCCAAATCCAGATAATTGGATATGGAAAGAACCTACAGTTCTGGAAGCTAGAAAAGAAGTTTGGGGATATTAACCAAAAAACCCCTTTAGGTTTTTACTTAGAGGGGTTATATTAATCAAAGAAATGGAGTTCGATATGATTATAGATGAAAATTCAAAACCAAGAGAAAAACTAAAAGCATGGTATTTATTTACAGATGATTTTATTGCAGGAACACAGCATTTAACAAATCTTGAAGTTGGTATTTACATAAGATTACTTTGTTGGAACTGGAATAAAAAATGTGTTGGAATACCTAGTGATAATATAACTTATTACAGAATTGCAAGTTGCCATACCTTTAATGAAAAAGAAGCTTGTGATAGTGTATTAAAAGAGTTTTTTGTTTTGTATAATGAGCATTATCAAAATGTTAAACAACTAGAAGAATATCTATATATTACTAGAAGAATGGAAGCATCTAGGGAAAATGGAAGGTTAGGTGGTAGACCAAAAAAACCTAGCCAAAACCCCCCTACCCCTACCACTACCAATACCACTTACGCAAAAAAAATAAATAAGATTACTTATTCCCCTCACTTTTTAAAATTTTGGGATAAGGTATGTAATAAAGTTAGCAAGGGTATAGCTGAAAAGAATTATGTGAAATTAGACGAAGAATGGCTAGTAAAACCAGAAGAATTAGCTACAATGTATAATAACTATTATAATTCTATTGAGGATAAACAATTTGCTAAACAACCTGCTTTTTGGTTATCAGCTAAAAAGTATTTAGATGAACAGCCTAAGAAACAAAGCGAGGAAAAATTAGAACAGTTTGATATGAGGTTAAAAATATTTAAGGAAGCAGTACAAAAACAAGAAGGTAGTGCATTTGTACACAAATTTGCCAAACAGCACTCATATGACGTTCTAAGGGCGATTAAAGAGGGGCATTTTACCAAAGATGAAGCAGTTAAATATTTAGATATGGGTAGTTGGGTATAATATGTTTTTAGATAATGGTTTGACATTAGAGGAACAAGAAAGAATGGATAATATCTATGAATCTTTGATGTCAGACCTAAAAACTGTAAATATTAAGCTGTATCAAACACTTAGGGCAAATGAACTAACTGAAAAAGATGTTATGAAACTTATTTATAGCAAAAAAGAAAAGGTTGTGGAGAATGAGCAAGGTCAATATCAATTATTTGAGGAATAAGATGAAAATAAAAAAGGCTAAAGACAGTTATTATGAGATTAAAAAAATATGCAAAGATTTAAAAGAAAAAAATCTTAAAAAAAGAGTAAGGGAAGAAGATAGGTTTGAAGATGTACCTAAACATATTTCAGACAAAGACAAAGAAGGTAGGGTATTTCATAATTCTTATATGGATTTTTATTTGTCAGTAAAACATGAATTTGACCAAGCTTTGTTTTCACAGCCATCTGGGGTAACAGCTACTAATAAAAACTATGATTATGCTAATGCTAAATTTATTCAACAACTAGATAAGGTTTAATTTATAGGGGTACAATCATACTAGACACATGGTTTACCCCCACTGTATGGCTCTTAAATCAAGCCGAAAATGTATGAAAAGTAAAAATATTGTAGATTTTTAGAAAAATATTAGATAAATCTTAATTACCTCACTAAAGGGAAATTAGGAAATGGCAAGACCAAAAAAGTATAATATTAATGAAAAAGAAGTTTTTAAATTAGCATCTTATGGTTGTACTAACGTAGAAATAGCTGATTTTTATGGTTGTGATGAAGGGCTAATTAGAAAAAGTTATTCCGAATTTTTAACAAAAGGCAGGGCTAACGTAAAAATAAGATTGAGAAAGTTGCAATGGCAATCTGCTGAAAATGGTAATGTTACAATGCAGATATTCTTAGGTAAGAACATTTTAGGACAACAAGATAGAATAGAACAAGCTGAATTAGATGAACCTTTAGTATGGTCTGCTGATTAGATGCCATTAACAAACCCACAAAAGAATGTAATACAAGATGATTCAAGGTTTAGGGTTTTAATTACTGGTCGTAGATTTGGTAAAACATTTGTAGCTATCAATGAAATAGCTAAGTTTGCAAGTATTCCCAATAAAAAAATATGGTATGTTGCACCCAGTTATAGACAAGCCAAAGCTATATGTTGGGGTGTATTAAAAGAAAAGATGATTTATCACAAATGGGTAAAGAGTATAAACCATAGTGATTTAACATTAACATTAAAGAACAACAGCCAGATTACACTAAGGGGGTCAGATAACGAAAGTAGCCTAAGAGGTGTTGGGTTAAACTTCATAATTCTTGACGAATTCCAAGACATAAACAAAACAGCTTGGTATGAGGTTCTTAGACCTACCCTATCAGATACTAAAGGTCATGCTTTATTTTGTGGTACACCAAAAGGTTTTGGTAATTGGTCGTATGAATTATATAAACAAGCTGAAAGCAATAAAGAATGGAAAAGTTTCCAATATACAACTTTAGATGGCGAACAAGTATCAGAAGATGAAATAGAACAAGCAAAACAAGATTTAGATTTAAGAACATTTCAGCAGGAATATGAAGCTACATTTGTTAATTATTCTGGAATGATTTATTACAACTTCAGCAGGGATAAAAACATAATTGATAAATATAATAAAAATCATCAGTTCCTGCATATAGGTTTAGACTTTAACGTAGACCCTATGAGTGCTGTTGTTTGTGTTGTAGAAAAAGATATTGTTTTTGTGATTGATGAAATACAAATTTATTCTTCAAATACTCAAGAAATGTGTGAAGAAATAAAGAATAGATACAAGAATAAAAATATAGTTGTTTATCCAGACCCTAGTGCTAGACAAAGAAAAACTAGTGCAGGTGGATTTACTGACATAAGTATATTGAAAAATGCAGGATTTGATGTAAGATGTAGAAACACAGCACCTATGGTTAGGGATAGGATTAACTCTGTTAATTCACGATTAAAAAATGTTAATGGTAAAAATAGTCTGTTTATTTTAAAATCATGTAAAAATGTGATTAAATCTTTAGAAAGACAGACATATAAAGAGGGAACTCACATACCAGATAAAGGTGGATATGACCATATGAATGATGCTCTAGGTTATTTTATTGAATATACTTTTCCACTTAGAAGGGATTTTGTGGCAACCCCTCAAAAAAGGTGGAGTTAATGGACAAAGAATTTCTACATAGCAAACATGACTTATGGCACTCAAATATAGCTAACTGGGAGTTTTATATTCGCAGTTATTTAGGTGGTAATGATTATAAAAATGGATATTACCTACACAGATATATTTTAGAAACACCAGAAGAATATGATGCTAGGGTTAGGCATACCCCAGTAGATAATCATTGCAAAAACGTAGTTCAAATATATACAAGCTTTTTATGGCGAGTACCACCAACAAGAGATTATGGTGATTTAGATGGTGATTTACAATTAGCTTCATTTTTAGAAGATGCTGATTTAGATGGTAGGAACTTCAACACTGTTATGAGGGAAGTTCAAATGAATGCTAGTATCTATGGTAACTGTTGGGTAATTGTAGATAAACCACAATCAAATGC